AATGGGTCTTAACGTAGGCGACTTCCTTGCTGCTGCGGTTTCGCCAGAAGAGATTGACACATTCAAAATTCTTGGCTATGAGCCTCATGCTCGCCAAAAGATCTTCCATGAGTATTCTCGTGGAGGAATAGATCGTATTCTTTTCGGCGGCGCAGCTTCCGGGGGTAAACTAATTCCGATCAGGGAAAACATACCAACCCCTGATGGATGGGTTCCCATGAAGGATATTCATGTCGGGGACAAGATATTTGGATCGGATGGACTGTCACACACAGTAACTTTTGAATCGGAAGTCCAGAATGAACCTGGATATGAATTTACATTTGATGACGGGTCTACCGCAACGTCCCACGACGGCCATCTTTGGCTTACCTACGACAACAAAGAACTGGCTGCACTGACTCGACTTGATCCGGAGTGGAGAGCACGTCGTCGGGCTCGACGCAAGAACAACGGTCCATCAGGTCGCAAGAGTAAAAAGTTCTCCGAGTCTCTAAGCAAGCGTAATGCCGAACGAGAGTACCAATACAAAGATGCACCAACCGGAACCGTTCGCACCACTGCCGAAATCGTAGAAACGCTCAAGACAGCGGGTGGTAGAACAAATCATGCTATACCCGTTAGTGCTCCCATCGTTCTTCCAGAAAAAAATCTCCCAATTGACCCCTATGTTCTCGGCGTATGGCTTGGAGACGGCAGTAAGAGGGGTCCGGTTGTAACCTCTATGGATGATTTTATCATTGACCAAATAGAGGCGGCTGGTTACAGATTCACCTCTATGCAATCGAGGATTGGCAATCGAGCATCGAACTATTATTTCGGTGACGGACTCGTAGGCCAACTCCGTAGTATCGGGGTTTTGAACAACAAACACATTCCCGAGGAATATTTGTGGTCGTCAATCGACCAGCGTCTCGCGTTGGTTCAGGGACTGATGGACACGGATGGGAACATTCTTTCTGGTGGAACTGCTGAATTCGTTAATACGAATGAGCAAATTGTCTGTGGGCTTGCTCAAATACTTCGTTCACTTGGACACAAGGTAAATGTCCGTGAGGGAACGGCGAGGTTTGAGGGAAGGGACTACGGCCCGACCTGGCGCATTAAGTTCCGTCCGCAACTAACAATTTTCCGACTTCCACGAAAGGTCGAACGACTTCAGATTGACAAAATAGATCGCCGCAATAGATTCCGATATATCGTCTCTGCCGTTCGCACCGAATCGGAGGACATGAAGTGCATCGAGGTTGATTCACCAGATCACCTCTATCTATGCACTGAAAACTTCATTCCGACTCACAACACCGCAGCTATGATTCAAGACGCGATTTGGTTTGCAGTGAACTATCCGAAAATTCGAATCGGTATGCACCGTAAGTCATATCCAGAACTTGACGAGTCATTCATTCGTGAATTGGCTAACTGGAACTATGCACGTAAACTTGACGCCAAGTGGAACAAAACCGCCAAGTCGCTTACGCTTCCGAATGGATCTGGAATCTTTTTTAAGTTTGCCGAGACCGTTGCAGATGCTGCAAAAATTCTCGGTGGCGAGTACAACATTTGGTACTTCGATGAAGCCTCACAGACCGACCCGAGGGTTATCCAGCGTCTTGAGGAACGTCTTCGTTCCAGAACTCCTATTATTCCAGTTTTCGGAAGCCGCGCGGGGACGAACCCAGGCGGAATAGGCGCTAAGTACTACAAGGACAATTACATCAAGTCAACTGACTATGGTCGTAATATCCACGAAGTGCTTGTTGGCGAGGGTGATTATGAAGTCATCCACAAATATGCCTTCGTCTGGTCGAGAATTGATGACAATCCATACGTGGACGCAGGTTACAAAGCCACCCTTATGGCAATTCCAGATCCCGCTCGTCGTGCCGCAATGCTCAACGGTGATTGGGATGTGTCGGAAGGCCAGATGTTCCAACAATGGTCTCGTTTTCGACACGTCATTCCAAAGGAAGACACGTTTACCCCTCCAGTGGAGTGGCAACGTTACGCAGGAATAGACTATGGAACCGCCGATGACTGGGCCACAATTTGGGTTGCCCTTGATAAAGACGGACGCATGTGGGCATACCGAGAATATTGCCTTTCTGGTATATACGCTCAACAACAAGCACAAATGATTGTTGAGGCCGAGAGATTCGCTAAAGAAGACAGTGTGGTACACGTTGGGGACCCCTCCATGTGGGGCCATGTTGGTACTCCGCTTTCCGTGGCCGATATTTATGGCCAAGAGGGCGTCGGCATGATCAAAGCTAATAACGAGAGAGTTATTGGCTGGGCTCTTTGCCACCAACGACTCAATGATGGTCCAATTTGCGACTATCACCGATACAAAAAACAAATAGGTGAGTGGCACGAAGATAAGTGTCCAATGCTTCATGTGTTTGAGGCTTCATGCCCTAAGTTCATCGAAACCATACCCACGCTTCCTCGCGATGAAAACAAATTCGAGGATGCAAAGACTCGCAACGTAGAAGACCACATGCCTGACGCTTGGCGTTATGTAAACATGTACGCAGGCAACTTTGCCCGCCCGGTTCTTGACGATGATTACACTCCTCCAACTGCTCAACAGATGCTTGAACGTCAACTTGCTCGTCCCGCGCCTGATTATTCTCAGCCGATGAGAATGGGTATGAACAGTGAGGACTTTCTTTTCCCCGCCGACCTCAATAACCCATCTAGCCGAGGAGGATGGTAGTGCCATCTTTTCTCAACAAACTAGACGCTATTCAGGAACGCCACGACTCCCAATTTGGACTAGTCCTAGAAGGGCGTAAGCCCAAGGCACCACAGCGTCTCGGTTATGCCGAGGGCGTTCCCATCGGGGGTGCAACAGCGACTCAGCCAGGAGATTCGTGGGCCGGGGATTCATCAAACCGACAGGCACGTATGGACCAACTACTTGGCCTCTACGTCACCTGTTACCCGGTTTCTGTCGCGATTGACGTAATCGCTAAGACGGCTACGGCTGGTGGACTAACACCAAGACCCATTCGTGACATTAACTCGCCAATGGAAATCAAGGAGACACCACCTCCGGGTGTTGTCGCTGTGACGAAGTTACTTCGCTACGTGAACCCTAGTATGGACTCCCGCCAGCTTATGCGCGGTGTTCTTACGGACATGTACATCTACGGCGACTCGTTCACCGAGATCGTATATCTCAAGGGTGCTCCTCTTGCCCTTTACCCGCTCGATCCGTCAACTATCACTGTTCTGACCGACGCTCACGGTGACCCAACTGGGTATCACCAGCAGACGAAGAGAAACATGACGGCGGATTTTGGCCTCAATCAGGTCATTCACGTTCGCTTCGATGCTCCAGGCAATACGATCTATGGCCTAAGTCCTATCGAGAAGTTAATTCTTCCGGTAACTACCTGGATATTTGGCGCATCACTTCTCCGTATGACGTTTATGAAGGGTGACCCTCTTCGTGCTCACGTTGACTGGCCTATCGCGCTTCCTGACGTTGAACGTCAGCGATTCCAAGATCAGTACCGCACCAAGAACCTCGGGCTCAGCAACATTGGTACTCTTCTTGAGACCAAGGGTGGAGCAACCGTACAGGAACTTGGTACCAACAACATCGCAGTATGGCGTTCCAACCAGGCTGATGTTCGTGACGAGATTCTTTCGGGACTTGGTGTTCCAGCTTCGAAAGCTGGTGTCACGAAGGCTGGTGGACTTGGTGGTGGAGTTGGTCTTTCTGAAGACCGCAACTTCCGCATTAACACCGTTGGTCCCGCTCAAGAACTAGTTCTAGAGAAGTTCTCATTCAAACTCTTATACCAAGCGTACGGAGTAGAAGACTGGGCGCTGTTCTTTGGAACAGTTGACTGGCGAGATGACTACACCCTCGAACAGATCCGTGACATGCGTATTCGCAACGGTACCTGGTCTGTTAATCGTGCCCGTGCCGACATTGGAGAACCTCCGGTTCCTGGTGGCGACGTGGCCGTATTGGTTGACCGTCAGAACATGGTGGTTGTCCGCGACCTCGACGCACTTTCGCAGGCCAACCTAGCTGTTGTTCAGATGGCCGCTGCTGGCGTGGATGCTACTCAAAAGGGTGTCGGCGTTCAGTCCAACACCACCACGAGTAAGACAAAGAACTCACCCACTGTACCTCGCATGAATCCGGGCAAACCAAATCGAATGAATGCGGCGCAAAAACAAAAGCAGGCTCTGGCCAAGAAGGTCAAGCAGGCACCTTCGGGGTCCACATCCCCCAAGTCCCCTAAGGGAACCGAGTCGCAATACTTCGACATTGACCTAGAAGAGTCTGAGTTCTTCGAAGAAGAGTACGTCAACCTAACTATTTTCGGTCCCGTACCAAACGCATAAGGAGTTTCACAATGAGCGACGAAGACGCAACTGAAGAGACCATTGACGAAACGACCGACGCTGTAGAGATATCTGAGCACGACAAGCCTCTTTACACTGGCGATCTCGGAGGACACGTACTTCACGACTCCGGGGCCACCGAATAATGACTACTTACTACGCGGTCGGTGCAACGTATGACGGTACAACGAACTCACTTGCCACCTCAACCGGTGGAAGTCCCACAGTTGCTGTCGTGACTTCAGCGGACACGATCATCCTTGACGGCAGTTCAATCGCAATCGCCTTCACCGCCGATCCTGCATGTGCTCTCATCAATATTGAAGCAGCTTTCGCTCACACCGCGACCCTTTCCCATGCCTTTTCGGCAGCAGAAATTGAGATGGCTGCTACTGCGGGAACGTTCACCACAGCCGGTTACGTCGTAACACTCACTGGAACGACTGGCACCGTGTGGTCCTACACGGCGGGAACTATCGACACCGTTAGTCTTGTTGTTTCCGACACCGGAGCATCAAGCAAGACGTTGGCTCTAGGGACCGGTACTTACAACCTATCCATTGCTTCTGGCGGTGCAGGCGCAGTCATTCTTGATGGTACGGCTGTTACTTTTGCATCATTCATTGTAACTGGATCATCTACTAAGACTATTGAGTTTCAGGCAACCGAAACGTTCGGCTTCTCCGGTGCCGTTACCTTTGATACAGGTGCCCTGGTGACACTTGCGAGTACTTCATCCGGTAGCGCTGCGGTCCTTGATATCGAGTCCTCTTGGGTAACTGATTGGGTGTCTGTACAGGACCTCGATGCAGCCAATGTAACTCCTGGCGTAGTTGGGTATCACGGCGTCATTGGAACCAATACGTCTGGATGGATCCTCGTTGATTCTCCACTCGCGCTGCCACTCTTTCCTCCCACAACTCCGGGGGCCGCGCAGTTCGCTGCACTTGTAGGCTAACCCAAATGGCTCGACGTAGCCTTGGTTTCCGAGTAACAGTTAGTAACAGTCCGCACGATAGAGCAGTTTTAGGTGCTCTAGCTATGCACTCAAAGTATTCGCAGGGCAAAGAAACCTCCGCTCAGATCAGCGCTCAGGAAGCAAATCTTGAGTACGCGAATGTTGCTCGGCTTAATGCAAGTTCTTCTTCAACCACCTCAAAGAGCACTCGTGTTCGTGGTACAAAGTCGCATCCACTTCCGAAAACTGGTCACTACCAAAAGCCTACCTCAAGAGGTAAGGCATATGGTCGCCGTTTCCAGGATGGTGCGTACCTCGCTGGTCTTCGTCCTCTGCCGAGAGGAGCAAGATTTGTTGCCTACGATGCTAAGAAGGCTCCGAAAGCTGCCGCAGTAACTGGAAAGTTCAAGAAGTTCATGGCAGACGTAGGTCCGGGACATTTCGATGCCAGAACTTCGTGGAGCAAAGCTCACAAGTCGTCTGGATTCACCAAAATAGTGACGCCACGTAAGAAACGATTGGCTCACCAAAAGAACTGGAGTCACCGGGGCCACATGTGGATCCCGAAGTGATCCCCTAGGAGCTTCGATGGCACAAACGAATACCAAGGTTGCCACCATTCGCGGCACACTTCTCAAGCCCGGTGTAAGCCTTAACAAGCGCCTGTACACAGCCGAGAACATCCGTAGCGCAGCCGAGGCCGCAAACAGCGATCTAGCTGCTGGAAAGACGCTCAACATGTACACCACACACAAGGCCGCTGAAGAAGACGATCCGTTAAAGCTTGTCGGTCAGTTCACTAAGGTATGGCAGGAAGACGACGGTTCCCTCAAGTTTGAGGCCGACGTTCCTAATACCACTACCGGTCGTGACTACGCCAACATCACACATGGTGGATTCCAGCGCACCATTTCTATTCGTGGTGGCTGGGGTTCAACTCCAACCATTGAAGATTACGACGGTCAAAAAGTGCTGACTGCTCCTACCTTGCGCCTCGGTGGCGCTGACGGAACCGCTTCTCCTGGTGTCTCGGGTGCAACCATTGAAGGCATTGACTTCTTGGAGTCATTCGTTGAGTCAGACGGAAACTTCGATCCAGCCGTTTTCTCGGACATCACTGAGTCGGTTGAAGTAACCCTTGAGCCATTCACCGAAGAAGTAGAGACTCCTAAGAGTGCTCTTACCGAAGACGTGATTGAGACAGTACTCGACGCACTTGCCAACATCCTGGAAAAGGATTCCAAGGAGCCATACGGAGCAGTTGCTTACGCGGACCCTGGTTATCAGGCTGATAAGAAAAAGCGCTACCCACTTGATACCGAACAGCACGTTAAAGCTGCTTGGAGTTACATCAACGTGGAGAAGAATGCCGGTAAGTACACCTCTCCTCAGGTGGCCCGCATCAAGGGCAAGATTAAGAGTGCTGCTAAGAAGTACGGAATTCAAATCGGGGAATGGTATGACACCCTCGTTACCGGTATCTTAGAAACCCTAGAGGCTTCGGGTATTGATGAGATGTACACCTCAATGACCATCTCGAATGGCGACGGAAGCATTACTACCAATGGTTATGCCAGCGACGGACAGGACCTGTTGAAGGTCGCTCACCGTATCGCCCTTGCCGCAATTATGGGCATGTACTTCATTGACCCTGACCAAGATGGCGACGTGGACACGATGGATACAGCGGCTACGACCGCCCCATCCACTAAGCCTTCTGAATCAACCGAAACGAACAACAATCTCACCGAAGCAGAACAGCAAACCATATGCCCGTCATGTGGAAATGGGGTAAGTGCTTACTTGCCTAATTGCCCTTACTGCGAAGGACAAATAACTCAGGTGGAGTCAGCCGACAACACCGAGGAAACAACCAATAAGGAGACGACTTCAATGTCCGACACCAATATCCCGGCTGAAACGGCTGACACAGCAACTGCTACTGAGTCTGCTACCGCTCCCGCCATCGACTACAAGGCTCTCGCCACTGAGATGCTGGCTCAGCAAGCTGTTGCAAAGGAAGCTGCCGAAAAGGAAGCTGCCGAGGCCGCTGCTATTGAGGCTGCAAAGCCAGTCACTTTCTCAAATGAGGAAGTTCAGGCTCTCATCCTTGCTGCCACCGAGACCGCTACTTCCGAGGCTACTACCAAGGCCCTTGAAGATGTTCGACGTGCTGGCACCATCACTCGCGTGGGTCACACCACTGAGGCTGCTACGCCTTACTACGAATCCATTCAGGAGTCCGAATTCGCTCAGGAGACCTTCCTAGGTAACTTGAGTTCCACCGAACTTCAGAAGGCAATGAGCGCCGTCCTCAACGACGACCGAAACCTAGCCGGAACCGCACCGAAACTCGCTGCGAACGTCCGCTAACCCCCAAGGAGACACTAAATGTCTGATTATGTACAGGAAGCCCTGGACGCTGCGGGGGCTGCGGCCCTTGTCCAGAAGAACGTTTCCCCAATGTTGCTTGAGTACGTTCGTCGTTACTCCCCTCTCGTAAAGGTCATTCCGACCGAGAAGTGGGGTTCGGCTGTGTACTACTTCAACTCACGCACCGCACTACCTCAGGGTGGCGCAGTTACTGATGGTGGAGCCCGCGCTGTTTCGTGGAGCACCTACGTTCAGAACAACTTCCAGGTAAAGCACTACCAGATCATCGGAGCTGTAACCGGCTACGCCGAGGCAGTAACGAGTGGAACCGTTGGTTCTCTTCGTGCCAAGGAAATGATGGGTGCTTCGAGATCTCTTGGTTACACCCTTGAGACCACCCTTCTTTGGGGTGCTGGTACGCCTACGGCCTACGGCCCATACCCTGAGTTCGACGGACTCGACGTGATCTGTTCGCAGTTCTCGACGGCTGCTACCGGTGGCCCTAACCCCGGTGTCGGCGCTGGAACGATTGACAACTACGGTGGTGCCTCTACATGGGGTATCCCAACCTTCTCCCCATGGGTGCAGGGTGTTGACAAGAACGCCATCGACGCTTCGGCCTACAACAGCGGAGCACTTACCTACGGTATGCTCGACCTGTTGATGACCATGGTGGAAGAGAACGTTGCTGAGCCCATTGACAACTCTGAGTACTTCTTCCTTTGCTCCCCTGGAGCCGAGGCTCGAATTAGCCAGTTGTCATACCTCAACCAGCGATTCGCCAACACTGTCGAAGTCATTCCTGGTCTAACGGTCAACTCCTACAAGGGTGTTCCGATCATCAAGACCTCGTTCCTTTCCCCTCGCACCTACGTGTTCCCAACGGTCACGGCAACGGCGACTGGAACTGGTACGTTGAATGCTGCGTACTACTACAAGATTTCGGCTATCGTTACCAACTTCGGTGAGGTTCAGGCTTCGGCTGAAGCTACTGCTACGCCTTCAACGGCTGGTATTAGCCTCGCCTTCACGCCACCTACATTCACTGCGGAAGCGCTGAACGTGATTCACTACAAGGTCTACCGTAGCGCGGCAACCGGAACTGAGAGCCTTCTTGGTATCATTCCCGCTGCGTTCACAGACTCTGCTGGTACGTCATGGACTACGACCTCGATCTTCGACAACGGTACAACGTTGATCCCGAAGAACGGTTCGAACGTTCCTGCGACGGTTGCACAGCCTGCAACGTACCTCTACACCAACGCGGGGCTCAAGCCTCTCACCAATGGTCTAGAGAACCTTTACTTGCTGTCGCGTAGTGCGGACAACATTGTTCGTCCTGTTGTACGTGACTTCACCCCAATCGACGTGTACCCAACCACTGGAGCCCCAGACGCCTTGCCGTTTGCTATTCAGTCGGACACCACGTTAGCCGTTCGAGCACCCAAGTTCATCGGTCGCCTCGCCAACGTTAACCTTGCGATTGACGTAACGGCTGGAAACGGAACTCTTCCTACTGACCCAAGCTACACGCCTACACCAGTAGTTATTTAGTTCTGCAACTACTAAGTCCCCGGTGGGTGTCTCGAAAGAGAATCCTCCCTCACCCACCGGGGGGTTGGTTTGTTTTGTTCCACAACAACTATTTAAGGGAGGAAGGATGAAGCCCACCTTCGTAAAAAAGAACACTGCCGGTGGTGCCGCTGGTCTTTCCTGGGAAGCCGGGGAAGTAAAGGCACTGAATTCACTCTTGGCAGACGAATTAACGTCGCTCGTTCCAGAGGACTACGAAATTGTCCAGGAAGACGAGTACACGCCCGAGTTAACTGAATCGACATTAGTTGAGGAAGTGGATGACGAAAGCACTGAAGAAAACGCCGAAGATTCTACTGAATCGGAAGAGCTATCTTCTGAGACCGTAGAAGACGAAAAGCCATCGAAGCCTAGAGCTGCGAGGTCACGCAAGAATACGGAGACTCCCTCCGCTGAATAACTCAACGGAGTTGAAATGACCGATCTTGTTCCCGACTTCTCGTTTCGTCCTATGGCTACCGTAGCGGATCTTCGTAAACGTTGGCCCGCACTCTGTGGCTCAAAAGATAATGAAGACCTCTATGCCGCTCTCGTGGATGCCACTAGAGAGATTGAGGATCGCACCTCTCGTCGGCTTGCACCTTTTACGGGTCACCTCGAAGAGATGGGACTCACTGGTATCAACCCGAATGAATACGGTGGTGGGAGTGGAAACACTCCTATGAGTCTCCGGGGTTCACTCGGTCAATCGTACGCCGATTCACTCGGAGTTAACGGCCTCGTTCGTCGCTTCTGGATCAATGAGTACGCCCCGCGCTATCCAGAAATGTGGGAATACCAGATCACTGAAATGCAAATTCAGACCACCTACGGTAGCTGGCAGAATGTCAGCTCCGGTAATGGTAGCGTCATTGCCCTGGAAAAGACCAATGGTTTCGCGTGGCTCCAAATTGGAACCTTTGCCCCAGAAGAGTCGCGCATTCGTGTGGTGTACAACGGTGGCTATGTCTATGACATGCCTGGTTCACTACAGCGAGCTTGCTTGCTACAAGCAGTCGAGTTCCTTATCATGGAATCAGAACCTCAACTTCGCGCTCAGATGAGCATTGACGAACTAGAGCGTCAGATAACGAAGTTGGTTGCCCCCTGGGTTAAGGGATAATGGCCCCGGTTGTAATCAAGGGCTGGAAGGCCACTCAAGATAGACTCGCACGCTTCAAGAAGCGTCTCATGGAGCCGGGTCCCGCTATCCAGCAGATCGCCATGATGTTCTCAGCGATGCAAGCTGAACGGTTCGCGAACGGTGGTACCTCTGCCTTCGGAACCAGCAAGTGGCCAAAGATTCAAGAAGATACACTTACCCGCCGTCGCTACAACCCCGGCACCAATCCAAACTCTCCAAGCCTGGTGCAACGAGGGTACTTACGAGCGGCTAACGTTTCTCCATCGTACTCATCGTTTGACCTTTTCTCCAATGAGTTAACCATCAAAATCGACCCTAAGGGTGGGAAATGGTACGGAGGTGGTGGTAAGGGATACGCCGAAGCCCTGATGAAAAAGGGTTTTAAGTTCGTAGAGATTACACCGGTATTTCGAAAGATGGCCAACGAAATCGTTGACCGTTACCTCATGGGTGATGATGTCAAAGACTATCAAGCAGCCAAGTCGCCTGGTGTTATAGGTACTGACTCCACCAAGCGTTATCGAAATGCTAAGGGTGGAAAACTTGGAGCCGGTCAACGCTCTATGCGTGAGCAATCCGCTATGGAACACCGTATGAGCAGTTTCAAAAGTCTTCCACAAGATCAACAGAGTTTTGAATTCGCCAAATGGCAAACCAGGGGTCGTATGCACTGGAATACCACTGAGTTCAAAGCCGCAAGAGCCAAGTACAACGAAACACGAATTGTCAACACTTTGTATGCAACCAACAAAGGTGCTGAAGGGCGTGCGGCGGTTATTGACTGGTCATCCTTCGGATCCGAATCAGCATATCGAGCATCATTGAGTTCCGTTCGTCGGTTCTTCTCTTCCGTGAGGGACGGTAAGCTGTAATGTCAGAACGCCTACCCTCCGCGCCTTCCAGTACTGTCAATCCCGCAATGCCTCGCTGGTGGGAAAACTGGGATCTCAACTACTTTGACAGCCAATATGGAAGAGTCTATGGTGCTGGTTCAGTTCTAGAAGCTGGATATCGCACCCTAGAGAAGTGGTTACCATCGTACGTCGCTGAGTTCAATCGACAGATAAGTGCTGACATTCTTCAAACTCCGATCTACCGAACCATTCGTCCGGACTATGACACCCTCAGTGCCGATAGTGATCAGCCGCGACTCATCGTTACAGTACCTCACACTATTGGCGAAGTCGGTCAACTGGGTAGAAGCTACCAAGTCACCTGGCGCTTGTCAGTCGAGGTCTATCTTTACGGTACTACTGACTGGCAGGAAACGCAGGCTATGACCATGGCCTACGCCGCCATGGTTCGCACGTTGTTAGTACAAAATCAGACTCTCGGTGGACTAACTCGTTCAGTCATCTTTGAATCAGAAGAGTACTACGAGGGTGAACACACATCGACTCGAACAACTGGCATTACCCTCCTTCACTTTGCGGTGACTGTGGATAATGTGCAGACCATCGATGGGCCTCCTATCAGTGAAGATCCCTACCTCGGTGAGGGTTCGCCAACCGCTCCATCGCTCAATCCACTCCCGCCCAATCCTGTGGCGGAAACCTCAAAAGTCACCGTTATTAAAGTTCCGGTGCAAATGGACGACGAATGGCTTTCTCAAAATTAAAGGTCATTGTGACCGCAGCGCATGTCGTACAAGACGCCGATGGGGCTCAGTTGATTCCCGGATTCGTCTACGACGTTAAAGATGCGCCAGTAATTCAGCAGTTGATTGAGGATGACGCTCTACGAGTAGTCCCTTCCAAGGAAGCGGACACGGAAGAAGTTGTTATCCCCAAGACTGTAAAAACCACTAAAGACTCGGCCTCGGCTGACTCCAACCCCTCCTAGGAGATCTAATGGCTAATGTTGCCCCAGGTGCTTACGTCAACGTAACCTCCGCTGGTCCTAACCCAACGCTTCCTGCTTCAACAGGTACTTGGTTCGTTACTGGACTAGCCGCTGGACCCGCTAACACGGCGTTCCCTATCCGATCAATCAGTGACTTCAACACGTACTTCGGCCAGCTTGTCAATGGTCAGGTTACCGGTCGCTACGTCATCTCGGCCAACATGTCGAGCTTGACTCTCTACGACGCTCTGGATGAGTTCTTCCATGATGGCGGAAACACTGCGTACGTATCGCGTATTCAGCC